GACCACCACCGCAGCTGGCGGCCGTGTCACGTACCAGGCCGGCCGATCCGAAGAGACAAGCCACGCGGACCTCGCGTGGGCATGCATGCACGCCATCGCACACGAACCACTCGAAGGCGTCACCACCACCAATACCAGCATCATGGAGCTGTCATGACCCGTAAGAAACGAGGCCGCGAGCCGAATGTGAACCAGCACACGGCGCAGCCCAGCGAGCCGCCCGCGACCACACCGGCCTCGGCGGCAATGGAGGCATTCAGCTTTGGCGATCCCGTGGCCGTGCTCGACCGTCGCGAGCTGCTCGACTACATCGAATGCCAGCGCGTCGGCGAATGGTTCGAGCCGCCGATGCCGTGGGACGGGCTGGCTCGGACGTTTCGCGCGGCCGTGCATAACAGCTCGCCCATCTACGTGAAGCGCAACATCCTCGTGTCGACATTCATCCCGCACAAGCTGCTGTCGCGCACCGCGTTTGCGCGCTGGGTGCAAGACTTCCTTGTGTTCGGCAACGGGTATCTGGAGCGCCGCGACAATGCGCTAGGGCGGCCGATGGCATTGGAGCCAGCGCTCGCGAAGTACATGCGGCGCGGCACGGACCTCGCGCGGTATTTCTTCGTGCAGAACTGGCAGGACAAGCACGAATTCAAACCGGACAGCATCTTTCATCTGATGGAGCCGGACATCAACCAGGAGGTGTATGGCCTGCCCGAATACCTGTCGGCGTTGAATGCGACCTGGCTGAATGAGTCGGCCACGCTGTTCCGCAGGCGCTACTACAAGAACGGCAGTCACGCCGGTTTCATCCTGTACATGACCGATGCCGCGCAGAAACAGGAAGACGTCGACAACCTGCGCGAGGCGCTCAAGAACAGCAAGGGGCCGGGCAATTTCCGCAATCTGTTCATGTACGCGCCCAACGGCAAGAAAGAAGGCATCCAGCTGATCCCGGTGTCCGAAGTCGCAGCCAAGGACGAGTTCTGGAACATCAAGAATGTGACGCGCGACGACCAGCTGGCCGCGCATCGCGTGCCGCCGCAGCTGATGGGCATCATTCCCAATAACACGGGCGGCTTCGGTGACGCAGGCAAGGCCGCGCTGGTGTTCGCACGCAACGAGGTGAAGCCGCTGCAGGACCGGCTGATGGAAGTCAACGAATGGCTGGGGCAGCAGGTGGTACGGTTCGAACCCTATACGTTGGGCGCGGAAGCGGCCTTGGCATAGGTAGAAGGCCCCAACAGCTCGACTGGTAACAGTTCCCGACTTGGCCGCCGGCTGATCGTGCCGGCATTCCCTTAGAGGCGCGCACAGCGCCTCTATTCGTTTCCGCCTCCTACGCCACCTCCCACATCCACGCGCGCGCCTGCGGGGCGCCACGGGGCCGCCTCGCGCTTGCCAGCGGCATCGACGCCGGGGGCCGGGTGCCGATTTTTCCGGCCCACCGCGACCTTGGACCCTCAGCGCGCGGTTGAGACCCCGCCTCACCCGGGCGCTTCATCAAGTGGTTTTTATGCACCGACGCAACCCGCCGCCAGCCGCGACAGGGCTGGGGCCGCAGGCGATTTGCACCGTGCATCCACTTACGCAGATTTACGCACCTGCCGCAGTGGTTCTGAACGCGCCGACACCAGATGTCGTGGCCTCTTCTGATCAAGCCTGTCAGCTCCGTGGAACGCTATGGATCGGGGGCGGGTCAGGAAAAAGGTAACCTCGGTAATCCACCCCCAAAAACGAAGCTAACCCATTGATTTATAAGGAGTGAACTGGTTACCCACAAAAGGTAATCTGAGGTAACACAAAAGGTAACCTGCCGATAAGCCATTGATTTTATTAGGGATGATGAACCTAGGAAGTTACCAAGACTATAGGTAATCTGGTTACCCTAAAGTTACCCCAATGTTACCTTTGCACCGAAACCCGCAATGCCTTATCTGGCAACGCTTTCCGGTCGATTCTCTTCCACAGGTTACCGAAGTTACCTTTTTCCCGACCCCCCACGGACTTTCGCCGGACCCTCGATTTATACTGTACATATATACAGTAGTAGGTCAAAACGTGCATGAGCAACCGGAAGCACACGAGCCACGCCCTCACAGAGACGCGCGATGGCTGATCACCTTGCTGGCCAGCGGAACGATCCGCGGTATCCCGGCCCGTTGTCGGCCATCGAGCTGCGCGCGATGTACCGGCGCAACCGGTCGCCCGAGGTGCGCGCACTGCTGTGGGAAATAGCCCGGCTGCACAGCATCGTTCGGCGCGCAGATCAGTTGCTCTCGTGTTTCCCCGCGTCCGCCGGCACGTCGACAGCCACGGCGCTGGACATCGTGATTGGCGCGCTGCGCCGCGAATTGCAGGGGGAGCCGTGCCTGGCGGAAGTGCGGCGCCTAAGGGAGGAGGAAGCGTGGTCGACCAAACGGGCGGCAGAAGATCCGTGGGCGATGCAGCGAGAAGCGCGGCGGCGCCGCAACACCTGATGCTCTCAGGATGGAACATGCTTCACATGGACGTTGCGTCTCGCCCCCCTGATGTGGGGATGCCGGCGTACAGCGAGTAGAAATTACCGGTCTGTTGTAACACCTTCGATACAATCGGCGCAGCCAACAACAACAGAGCTATCGAAGATGTCTAATACGCCGGAAAGGCTAACTGCGGTCGACGCCCTCCGGGGCATCGCCGTTTTGATGGTGGTCGCTGTCCACACTTCGGGATTCATAGCACCAGGGTCTGAATGGCTCGCGCAAATGACGCGGCTCGGCCCGCGTGGCGTGCAACTGTTCTACGTGATCAGTGCGTTCTCGCTTTTCCTCTCGTTTGCGAACAGGCGCGCAGCCTCGGGGTTCTCCTACCGGGACTATTTCATCCGGCGCGTGGCGCGCGTTGCTCCAATGTTCTGGCTTTCGATGATGCTGTACTTGTTTGCGTTCGGCATGGGGCCAAACTATTGGTCGCCCGCAGGTATCACCTTTAAGGACGTGGCGTTGACCGGCCTCTTTCTGAACGGATGGTCTCCAACACGCATCAACTCGATAGTGCCGGGGGGCTGGAGTGTCGCCATCGAGACAATGTTCTACCTGATCCTGCCATTCTGCTTCATTTGGATCCGAAGCTTACGCGCGGCAATCGTTGTGACAGCGCTGTCACTGGCATTCCGCTACTTCGTCTGTTCATGGATGTTCAATGCCCAGGTATCGGGCTTTCCCGACAACCAGCGCTATTTGCCTTTCACTTTCGCGTGGGAGTTCTGGCTGCCGGCACAGCTCCCCGTGTTCATGCTGGGGATCGTGCTCTTCTTTGTGCGGGAAAAGTTGGTGTCTGTACAACAGCAGGGGCTTGGATTGTTCTGGTTGGGGGGCGCAGTCGCCTTGATTGCGGCATCGCAGTGGATGCCCGTGGAAGGTGTTATACCGCCGGCCTTCATGGCTGGCTCCGGCTTTGTTCTGCTGGCGCTGGGCCTCTTCGATCGAGACCTACGCCTTCTTGACAACGTGGTGTTGCGCAGAATCGGCGAGGCCAGCTTCAGTATCTATCTGCTGCATCACCTGGTCATGCATTTCGGCGCTGGGCACATCGTGAGATTGTTGACCGCGCTGGGACTGCAGACCTCTGGGGATTGGGCGTATCTACTGACCCTAGCGATAGTCGTCCTTGTATCGACGGCGGCTTCATTGATCACGTATCGATTCGTCGAATTGCCGAGCATCGCGCTTGGCGCCCGACTTGCGAAGTGGACGAAGCCACGCGCGTCGGCCACCTTCGATCCTCGGGTCGAGGCCGCGAGCTGACTGCACCTAAAATGCACCTAGGCCACACTGGAGTGGCCTTGCGTGACCTTGATTAGCCTTGGTTTTGCAATTTGCGAGTTGCGCAAGGCTTTGATTTACAACGAAAACAGGCGCGTCACCAAAACTCCGAAGGCAGGGGTTGCTGGTTCGATCCCAGCCGGGCGCGCCAAGAAATCAAGGACTTACCTCCAGCGCATGCCTCGCCTTGAGGTGCTTCCAGCCACGGCTGGCGGTCCGAGCCTTG